ATTTGTAACTTCTCTAACGTGTATTTTGCTGTTTATCTTTTTGCTAGTTTCGGTATTTGCCATTAATCAGCCCTCTTAGACTTCTTGAGTCCTTTGGGCTTTTTAGGCTTTGCCTTTGATTTAGACTTTACTTCTTTCTTGGGTTTGGCTCTAGTAGTTTTGCTGCTAGATTTAGACCCCCTGATGTGAGTCTTAAGCCCTGCACCAGTCTTGTGTTCAACGACTTCTTCAATTTTTTGGAAGTCTCCACGAGATTCAAGTCTTTCAATCCATTCGGCATCTTCGACTTCGATAACCTGTCCTTTGTTAACAAATAACCTGCCCCCATGGCGCCTACCAACAGTAACGCCAGTGGGGTTGAGGTTCTTAAATTTTGCCATTTAAGATACCTCATCTAAGCTAAGTTCAAGTCAGTTATTTTTCCGCTTGTGTTGAATCTCTTTACGATTAACTCACCAGCAGTGATGAAAGCAAATTGCTTTTTCAATGCGTTGGTTGTAACTAAGTTTTCACTTGCAATGTAAGTTGTTGGTGCTGCAATTCTGAGTGCCATTGCAGTTCTGTCTAACAAGTAAATCTTAGATGCAGTGTCTTTAGTTACGTGTTGTGATACAAATATTGGTATTCCATCATAGTATCCTACACGAGTATCAAAGTTCAAACCACCTTCGCCTGAAGCTCCATTCAATGAAGCTGCTGCTTGTGCTCTAACATCAAACTGTCCTAGACTGCTTGATAGAGTTGTTAGTTTGCTCTTTAAGTTGTAAAGTGTATCATGTCCAGTTAAGAAGAACAAATCTTGGTAGTTTGCTCCGTTTTCTAAACAAGACCTAATCAATGTATCTAACTTGTCTATTGTAAGTGCATCGGCCGTTCCTTCGGTTGAGTGTTGAATACAAGCTGCTGGCTGCATCCATTCGGTGTAACCTGCTGCGCCTCTGTCTACTAAATACATATCTTCTATGTGATTTGGAATGTCACTGTCTGCTGCAACTGCTGCGGTAGAAGTGGTCATTTTATCAATAGATTCAAAGTTGTTGTTAGAGTCATCTTGTGCAACTGTTGCATCGTCTGATGTGTTAACTGAAGCTAGTAATTGTTTATCTAGGTAGAAAGCGTGTGCTTCTCCGTTTTCTTTTCTCAAGAAAGCTGCTAGACCTTTGATTCCGTCATCTGCGTCAGCTAGTAACTCTGCTCTGGTTGTTGTGTCCCAGCGTGTAGATACTTCTTTGATGGTTGCACTCATTTCTTTGAGTTCTGGTTGGTCTGCTGTTCCTAGTGAACCACCTTCTGCTTGACCAGAGGTGTTTGCATGTCTTTGATACATGACTCTCCATCCAGATTGTGTCCATCCTTCTTTATCTAAAAGCTTGAATACTTCTGACCTTGTGTTTAGCTGATTAAAAACAGATGCTCCGAACATTACATTGAAGTAATCTGCGTCGGCTGTTGTTAATTCAGTTGCGCTTTTCTTTATTCCATATCTTTTTGAGATTCCTAATGTCCCGCCGTAATAAGCGTTAACATAGTCCTCGAAACTTGTTGCTGTGCTCATATTTTTGTTTCCTCTCCTTTCATGTATGCCACTTCATCCAATGATTTGGTGAAGTTAAACCAATCGGTTTTTTCATTAACTGCGGGAGTGTCAGATTTTGGTGCAGGTGTTTTTCTGCGACCAGAATATACGTTAATTCCGTATTTCTTTAGTGTTGTAATAGATTTATGTAAGTCTTCGGCTTTCTCGGCAACAGATTTTTCTTCATCTTCTGCTTCCTCTTCTTCCTCTTCTTCTTCGAGTTCCTCTTCTTCGGCCTTCTCTTCCATTTCCTCTTCTTCTTCTGGAGCTTCCTCTTCTTCTTCCTCTTCGTCAGCTTTTTCTTCGCCAGCCATTTCCTCTAAGTAGGCCATGACTTCTTTGAGTTTTCCGAGAGTAGCTTCCATATCCTTGTAAAGCTCTTCGTGCTTATCAAGTTCTGCTATCGGTTCATCGAGAGCTTCACTCTTTTCTGCCTCTACGACTTCTTCGTCAGCAGGAGCATCGTGTGAATCTCCACAAGTACATTTGCTCATATGTGTGCGTTATTTGAGACTCTCTATATAAACAATAGAAAATACTCGGGTTATTATTTTTTAGGATTAAAATTAGCCCTGCCTACAGCAGTTCTAAGTTTAAACCCACTTGTCATACCACTTGTTCCATCTGGTCGTTTGAATGGTTTACTATATTCTCCTGGATTTCTCCACAAATTTGCACACCATGCACCTTCATCTCTTATTACTGTTCTTGTTCCTGTAAATTTATTACCAGACATACCACTTAATTTTCTTGCAGACAACTTGCAATTTGCCATCCATGCACCAGGTGGTTGGTCCGATGCACCTTCATCTTCTCTTTTAGGTTTCTTTTGTATAAATGTTCCAAACTTTATCATACGCATTATATCATCTAAGTAATTATTTGACTTCTGTAAGCGTTCTGTCTTTATTGTACAAGGACATTCTGCTTTTGTTATATCTGATACATTCTTTGTACTCCACATCTTACAAGACCAATACCTTGCTTTATGTTTAGGACCTGGATTGTCACAATTATGTCTTGCTCTAAATTGTCTGCGTTTATCTGGGTCATCACGCTTTATATCCATGTTAGGGTCGCCAAACTTAACTTGAACTACATTGCCCTTGTCGTTTTTTACATAAACTCCAAACTTCTTTTTATCTCCAGACAACCTACGTGGTTTGTTTAACTCTACTTTACGGCCTTGATATTCTGCTTTTTCTATAGGAACACAATTTGGTACCTTTCTACCGCCCATGAATTTAGTGCCTATCATTTCATACCCTGCTTCACACGGATTTTCTTGCTTTGCTTTGTCTTCCAAACTTTTACTCCAACTGTGACCTGCATCTCCACCCATCATTTTCCACATTATATATCCCTTACTAGGTCTTTTCTTATTATCGAAATTCTTACCCTGTGGGTCTACTGTCTCATGTCTTCTATAATACTTGTGAATCTTCATTGCCATTGAATATGTTACAAACTGTTTATCTATTAAATGACGGTTTATGGCCTTAGTAACCTTACCACCACCATATCCAAACTCTGCCCGTAACTCCCTACCATACTTTGCTTCCTTTTTGACTCCTTTTGGTATCTTGTACTTTTCTATCTTTGTAAGTATCTCACCAAGTATGTCTGATTTACCGAATCTACGGGCTTGTATGGCCCTTTCCTGCCTTATAGCTCCTTCCTTGGTATCATGGCAACCCAAGAGTCTTCGGTTCTTTTTAGCGTATAAACAGTATTTGCTACCTTTACGCTCTATGATTTTTTCTATCATGCCTTCTACTTCATCCAATGTTACCTGAACGCTCTTAGATTTTGCCATAGCTACATCCGTGACTTTAGCCTCTGGGTTAGCTGGATTATCGCCAACCCATGATACGCTCCAAAGAGAAAGTTCGTTGATACGATTGTGGCAGTCGTTTTCTGAAAAACATACCTTCTCTTGGTTTGTGGCCTCACCACGGATGCTACTTGCTCCAGATGGTCCGTAATCTTTAATCTCTTTCCACACCTTATCATGCATTGCAATCTTATTGTGGATTCCTATTCTAATCTTAACTTTACCGTTTTTAACTTTGTAAGCCAGGGGAAGACCAATCGGCATCTCCTCGTGGCGGTACGAATATACGCCGTAACGCATGTAAAAATCCATGGCTTCTTTGATAGTATCTGTAGGAACCATATCGCCTTGTTTATCGACGATAGGAGCGGAGATATATGTCTCCATTACTCTATCATTATACCACTCAGGTCGGTAGATTTTCCAACCTGTGTTCTTTTCGTCTGCCACAAATAACGCACACAAATACGGATATAAAAAGAAAAATATTTACTCGGGTTCTAAATAACGCACACAATTAACGTTTTTTAACTGCTATTTGTTGATTTGCTATTTCTGACAATCTTGCCGCTAATTGTTGTGCCATTAGTTCAGGCACTTTGCGTTTGTTTTTATCGTACGCACGACCTAAAAATCTGCGAGGCTGAGTTCCTTTTGTCCAAATAACAGAAGCAACCATATCTTCTTCCATACTTTTGCGACCTGACCACCCCGTAAGTGCGCCATCTGGAGGCTTGTAATTTGGCCTACCAATAGCTGGCCCAGTGCCATATTCCATGTGTGCAGCATAACTTACATTATTGCCTACAACCTTACGCATTGGCTCATCCTTTACACCACGAAATCCCATCTGCATTCTACCTGTATCATAAGCACCACCATTTTTACCTCGTTCTGACCTGTTGTATCTATCTGCTACATTCTTCATAGCGTCTTCTAATATCATGTGTGCGGTATCTGTCATTGCCTTGTCTAAAGCATCATATGACTCGCCAGGTAATTTTCTAAAAAACTCATCTAGCAATTCATCATTTTTAATTCTAATCGGTTTACTCATTTTTTATATAATTTGACGTTTTCTATGTGGTCGTCGCCATACTTCTCTTTCCACTTCTTGTCTACATATTTCTGTGCTTTCTCATAGTAATCCATACGTTGCTTTTTTTGTGCATGAAGCATCGTTTGCCTGTCTGCATTCTTCCATGCCCTCTCTGTCTCACACTCTTCACAAAATCCGTTAGCCGCTATATGGACTGTCATTGCTCCTCTTAAACACTTTTTACACTGTCTGCTCATACTATCCTCACTAATTGTGTTCTCTGATTAGGATGTAACAAGGAATGCCCTCTTAAATTCATCCTATACTTAGAACCTACTTCTTGTTGTAACATAATTAAATCATTCAAATATAATCCACCATTAGGTTGTCTTCTAGCCAATTCCTGATGTGCTGGACATACTCTACTATCTTTACCTATTATTAATCCATACTTAAACTGAGTTCCCATTCTTGCTTCTGCTCTTTGATAACCTCTTAATCTACCTTCATTTGCTATTTGACTTATTTCTGTTCGTGCTATCCTTGTAAGCTTGTAAGTCTCGCCAATCCCCACTTGACGCATGTTTTGAACAATTACAGGAATACTACTGCCCTGCGCAATACCTGCCATAATCGTTGCATTCATCTTTTCTGCAAGTATATTTTGAAATTGATTATATGCATTATACAATGCACCTTCATTCTTTAACAATCTAAGAATTTCTAAATCTTCTGGTTTAAGGTCTGGTGCCTTTGCTGCCGTTTTTTTTATTCCTCTTATTTCACCATAAGCTGAACTATATCCATTACGATATGCAAAGTCCATGTCATCTATAATTGCATCACGCATACGCTTTGCTAACATGATTGCAATATCATCAACTTGTGTGCGTAATTTGTCGTAAGTTCTTATTTTTTCAAGTTGTTTAAGTTCTTGTATAAGGATTCCTCTGAGCTCTCGAGCTGCTGATTCCATATATCCAGATGTTCTTTTAGCTCCTCGGCCTCCTGCGACTCCTGAGAACTGCTTCGAAAATCCTGACGCACCACCTCTGCCTGTTGAGGGAGGACTAAATTACCTTCACCATCCAAATCCATCTCCACTCCTACGTTCTGCATTTGGGTCAATATCTGAGCCTTCAAGTTCATGTTGTTCAAATATTTTGTTTCATCCTTTTCATTAATGTCATTAAATCTAATCTTCCATGTGTCAACTTCCATAAGTTTCAACAACGGTCTCAAGAAACCCATCTCAACACATTGTTGCGTTTCTCGGATAGTCCTGTCAAATATTGTTATCTGTTCGCCTTCTGAATTTAATCCACCTACTCCAGCTAACTGTCCAACTACTAATGGCATAACTCCATAAGAACCATTGATGTCATTGTTAATCCTGTCCATGTAAGGGAGCATCATCAACTCATCCATATTAGGCATAACTGGCACAAACTTCGCTGTAGTGCTTGCATCCCTGCTACTTAAAATAGGAATAAAGTTTGGATTTCTCCTCGTCTCTTCTGCAATGTATTCTCCTAACCGATTCAAACTTTCTTCATCGTGGCCTGGAACATCTAAGAATCCTTTTGGCGGCCTTTCCAATCTATAAATCTTATTTTGGAAGTTCTCAATAGCTAGAGCAGTTTCGATTTTCTTGGAAAGACCTATAATTGGCGACTGTCCATACAACCGAGCATTCGCACTGTATTTGTTAAAATGTATAATCTCATCACGTGCAAACGGTATCTTACCATCCTCACTCTCATAATAATAAGCCATAAACTCTAACTCTACACCCGTCTCTGGATTAACGGTGCCTTCCATGAACTCTCTAGTTACTGGGTCAAACTTCTCTTCCTCTACAAATCTACCAAACTCATCTACATGAAACCGCATGTGCTTTGCATCCTCTACCCAAAGCTCCTTGACTACTTTACCAGATACACTGCCATCCTCACTTGCTAACCTATCGTAAACAAGACTTATCCAACAGTCATCAAACACTTCTAACTGTCTTATCATTGCCTTAAAGAACTCAGTGCCATTAATGTCTGCACTACCATTAGTAGGGTCTCTCAATAATGTCTCTACCTGCTTCCTCTGCTCTGGGTCGCCCTCGCCAATAGCTTGGTATTCCCAACCCTTAGCCACTGATTGAGAAGCTATACGTGTGATTACCGTTCTAAGATGAGAATACCTGTCCGCTAATTGTTCTAAATAAAATTGGTCTACCTGTGGCAATATAGATTGACGATATGCCGTATCTGTAGACACTCCTGAATAAACTGGCGTCCTTGCATCCTTAGAAACATCTGCCGTAGCATCCTCCAGAAATGCATCTATGCCAGTTGCCTTTCTAACAGGCTTGCTCCTGAATCTGTCAAAAAATCCCATTAAATTCTCCTAGATTCCAAGACATGACGGTGCCTGT